TTGCAGAGAAAGGCAATTACAAATATGAGTTTGCAGACTCAAAATTTTATGGATTACCTTTTGAAGTCAATGAAATGATTTCAAGAGAAGGTGTTGTAGATTATGTCAAGTCAATCTCAAAACATGAACCAAGAGACTATCAGTTGGATGGAATTTACAGTGCGTTATATTTTAATCGCAAACTATTAATTTCTCCAACTGCATCTGGTAAATCTTTGATGATTTATGCCATCACAAGATACTACACAGAAAAAAATTTGTCAACACTCATCATTGTTCCAACTACTTCACTTGTGGAACAGATGTATAAAGACTTTGAAGATTATGGTTGGGATGCATCACACTATTGTCACAAAATCTATTCGGGAAGAGAAAGATATGACATCAATGCTCCAGTAGTCATTACAACTTGGCAATCAATTTACAAAGAACCAGTTAAGTGGTTTGATAAGTTTGATGTGGTAATTGGTGACGAAGCACATCAGTTCAAATCAAAATCACTTGTCGATATTATGTCAAAACTTTTAGATTGTAAATATCGATTTGGATTTACTGGAACCTTAGATGGAACACAAACTCATAAGTGGGTTCTAGAAGGTTTATTCGGCCCATCATATAGTGTCACAAAAACAAAAGAACTCATTGATAAAGGGCATCTTGCAAAACTTGATATTAAAGTTCTTTTATTGAAACATGAAGGTAGAAAGTTTGAAAAGTACGAGGATGAAATTCAATACATCATATCACATGAAAAGAGAAACAACTTTATCCGAAACTTATCTTTAGATTTAAAAGGAAACAGTTTGGTTCTTTTCAATCGAGTAGAGTCTCATGGGCTCATCCTTTATAACCTTATAAATAACGACAAGGAAAAGAATCGTCAAGTCTTTTTCGTTCACGGTGGTGTTGATACAGAAGACAGAGAAGAAGTTCGTAGAATTACGGAACAAGAATCCAACGCAATCATCATTGCATCCTACGGAACTTTTTCTACTGGTATCAATATCAAAAACCTTCATAATGTAGTTTTTGCTTCACCATCCAAATCTAGAATTAGAAATTTACAATCAATCGGTAGAGTCCTTCGTAAAGGAAATAAAAAACAAAAAGCAGTATTGTATGATATTGCAGACGACATCAGTTTAAATTCATCTCGTAATTATACTTTAAATCATCTCACTGAAAGAATTAAAATCTATAATGAGGAGTATTTTAATTATTCAATAATCAATATTAACTTAAGAAAGTAGATGGAAGAAGAATTTTATGCTACATTAAAATTAGTATCTGGTGAAGAAATTATGGCAAAAGTATGCCCATGTGATGAACATGATAGAATTGTTCTTTTGATAGAATCACCAGTTCTTGTTAAAGAAATTAATTTAACAAGAATGAACATATCTGGGCTTCAGTTTGAACCCTGGATTAAAATGTCTGATGAGTCAATGTTCTTTTTGGATATGGAAAAAGTGTTAACAATGAGTGAAATTTTAAATGATGATATTTTAAAAATGTATAAAAAGTTTGTATCTAAAAATAAAAGATACAATAAAAATACATCTTGTAAATCACAAATTACCAAAGAGATGGGTTACATCTCAACTCTTGATGAATTTAAAAGTAAACTAGAAAGGCTTTATAAAGGTAGCTAAATTGTTCCCTTGAACCCTGACAGAGTTATTCTAGATGTATTTTTGAGTGTTGTCAAGCCTTTAATCTTGTGTTATAATACGAACAAGATTTGAGTTAATTAAATGCAATGGCGTTAACAATGGTAAGAAGCAGAAAAGCAGCAGAACACTATGTAAACAATAAAGATTTCCTGGAAGCGATTGTGGAATATCGACGTTCTGTGGCTTCTGCTGCAACGAATAACTTGCCAAAACCACGCATTACCAATTATCTTGGTGAGTGTTTCCTTAAGATTGCCACGCACTTATCATACAAACCAAACTTTGTTAACTACATGTTCCGTGAGGATATGATTTCTGACGGTATCGAAAATTGTGTCCAGTATATTCACAACTTCGATCCTGAAAAATCTTCTAATCCATTTGCTTACTTTACTCAAGTCATCTATTACGCCTTTCTTCGCCGCATTGCAAAAGAAAAAAGACAACTGGAAGTTAAGTCAAAACTTTTGGATCACTCTGGATTTGATGAAGTGTTTGTATCTGATGACACCATCTTGTCAAGTAGTGATTCGGATCTTAATATGATTAAAAACAATATTCAATATCGTTCAAACAACTATTGATATGAAGGTTGCTATTATCACCGATCAGCACTTTGGTGCTAGAAAGGGATCTAAAGTATTTCATGACTACTTTCTAAAATTTTATAATGAGGTATTCTTTCCCACTCTAGAAAAGGAAGGTATTACCACAGTTATTGATATGGGCGATACTTTTGATAATCGTAAGTCGATTGATTTCTGGGCTTTGAAATGGGCTCAAGATAATTATTACAATCGTCTCAAAGACTTGGGATGTAAAGTTTATACAATCATCGGTAATCACACAACATACTATAAAAACACGAATGATATAACTGCCATTGATTTGTTACTTCGTGAATATGAGAATGTAGTTACAATTGCTAAAGCTCAAGAAATTACAATCGATGATAGGAAGATTCTTTTTCTTCCTTGGATTAATCAAGAGAATCGTGATGAAACCCTTCAGTTAATTGCAAAGACAAATGCTCATATTGCAATGGGGCATTTGGAGTTGACTGGATTCTCTCCCTATCGTGGATTTGTGATGGATCATGGAGATGATAAAACCATCTTCAATAAGTTCACCAAAGTATTCTCTGGACATTTTCATACTCGTAGTAGTGATGGAAAGATTTTCTATCTAGGAAATCCTTATGAGATTTACTGGAATGATGTGGATGATAATCGTGGATTCACTATTTTTGATACCGAAACATTAGAACATACTCATATTGATAATCCATTTTCAATTTATAAGAAGATTCAATATTCAGATACTCCTCATCAGATTTTTAAGTTTGATGAATTTGAAAACAAGTTTGTCAAGGTAATTGTTAAGAAAAAAACAGATGAAAATCAATTTCAAAAATTTATTGACAAACTGAATAAAGTCAATACACTAGAAGTAAAAGTTGTAGAGAATTATGACTTATCTGACAATGTAGAATTTGAAGCTTCTGAAAATGAAGATACGGTTTCAATTTTGAATAGATATATTGAAGACAGTGAATCTTCATTGAACAAATCAGTTGTTAAAAAACTGGTATCATCAATTTATAAACAAGCTTGTGAAGTAGACTGATGTTTGTGCTCGCACTAGAAGGTAGAGAACATGAAGGATTGTATGCCGTTGAAAATAGTGACGGTGATAGAGTCCTTTATCTTTTCAAAGGCGAGGATGATGCAGAAAGATTTGCAGGGCTTTTAGAAGCGGATGACTTTCCTCCTTTGACTGTTCTTGAAATAGAAGATGAACCTACTATTAAGTTGTGCGAGGAAAACAAGTATACCTATGTTATAATTGATGAAAACGATCTTGTGATACCCCCCAGAGATAATGATCTTTTTTAAAAAAATTCGTTGGAAGAACTTCCTGTCAACTGGCAACCAGTTTACAGAAGTTGATTTCACCCAACATGCAACAACTCTAATCGTTGGAACAAATGGTGCTGGCAAGTCAACCATTCTGGATGCACTTACCTTTGTTTTGTTTAATAAACCATTCCGAAAGATTAATAAACCCCAACTTTTAAATTCACAAAACGAAAAGGATTGTCTTGTGGAAATTGAGTTTTCTACAGCCTCTACTGAATGGTTGGTTCGTCGTGGAATGAAACCAAATATCTTTGAGATTTATCGCAATGGACAGATGATGTCTCAAAGTGCAGATGCTAAAGATGATCAAAAAAATCTAGAACAAAACATTCTGAAACTTAATTACAAGTCATTTACTCAAATTGTAGTTTTGGGTTCTTCAACTTTTGTTCCCTTCATGCAACTTCCTGCAGCTCATCGTAGGGAAGTCATTGAGGATCTTTTGGATATTAAAATCTTCTCTTCCATGAATTTGATTGTGAAAGATCGTGTTCGTGGATTAAATGAAGAAAGTCGAAATCTTGAATCTCAAAAAAATCTTTTGCAAGAAAAAATTACCATGCAAAAAGATTTTATTGAAGAACTTGAGAATAATGGCAAGGAAAATATTGAATCTTGTAAGTCTAAGATTGACAATCTTTTGAACGAGAATGAAACTTATATTCAAAATAGTGAGGAGATTCAAAAATCTTTAGAAAAGAAAACTGCAGAGCAATCTGAAGTTGCAAATGCTTCTTCTAAGATTAAAAAGTTGGGTAATTTGAGGGGAAAGATATCTCAAAAAGTATCAACGATCACTAAAGAATATAAGTTCTTCCAAGAAAATACGGTATGCCCTACCTGCACACAGACGATTGAAGAACAGTTTCGGATAAATAGAATTGCTGACGCTCAAAATAAAGTAGAGGAGTTAAATCAAGGCTTTAAAGATCTTGAAAAAACTATTAAAGAGGAAGAAAAGCGAGAGCGTCACTTTAATTCAATATCCCAGGAGATTACGAAACTAACGCATGACATTGCTCAAAACAATACTCGGATTCAATTTAATCAAAGACAAATCCGAGATCTTGAATCTGAAATTCAAACAGTTGCCAATCAGTTACAAAACAGAAATACTGAGAATGAAAAGTTAAAGTCATTTCAAGAAAATCTCCAAAAGACAACTAAAGAACTGTCAAGTAAAAAAGAAGAAGTCGTATATTACGATTTCATTTACTCCCTCCTTAAAGATGGGGGAGTAAAATCCAAAATTATTAAGAACTATTTGCCACTGATTAATCAACAGGTAAATAGATATCTTCAAATGATGGATTTCTATATTAACTTTCAATTGGATGAAGAGTTTAACGAGTCGATTAAAACTCCAATCCATGAGAACTTTTCTTATGCATCTTTCTCTGAAGGTGAAAAGATGCGAGTCGATTTGTCACTACTCTTCACTTGGCGGGAGGTTGCCAGAATCAAGAACTCAGTTAATACTAATCTGTTGATTATGGATGAAGTCTTTGACTCATCACTTGATGGATTTGGAACAGATGAGTTCTTAAAGATTATCCGATATATTATTAAAGATGCTAATATATTTGTGATTTCTCATAAGTCTGACTTAAACGATAAGTTTGAACATGTGTTAAAATTTGAAAAAGTCAAAGGGTTTTCCAAACTCAGACAGTAATCAAACCGTCACACGCCCCACCACTGGTGGGGTTTTTTGTCGTATAGTATTTCCATACGCAAAGGAAACCATGTCTGTCAACCATGAAGTCAAGGGTAGTCTTGCCCGTCTTCTCGCAACTGAGAACCTGATTGTAGAACATAAGAAAGTCTCTACTGCATCTTTCGATGTCCTCAATCGAGTTCTTGTTCTTCCTCTGTGGGACAAAGCTTCTCCCATCGTTTACGATATGCTGGTGGGACATGAAGTTGGACACGCTCTTTATACTCCTGCAGATAACTGGGATTTCATTGGAGAAATTCCTAAAGATTATGTCAATGTGATTGAAGATGCTCGCATTGAGAAACTGATGAAGCGTAAGTATCCTGGACTCGCTAAGTCCTTTTATAAAGGATATAATGAATTGAATGATGATGATTTCTTCTCCATTAAGGATGAAGATTTGAATACTTTTTCCCTGATTGATCGCATCAATCTTCATTTCAAAATCGGTGCTTATGCTCGTGTTCCTTTTAAGGATGAGGAACTGCAGTTTGTTGAAATGACTGAAACTGCAGAAACTTTTGAAGATGTTCTGGAAGTCTGCCGTAAACTTGTGCAATATATTAAAGACAAGAAAATGGACTCGGCTGAGGTTCCTGCTTCTGAAACGCCTCAGGCGGGTTCTGGCACCGCTCAGGGCGAGTCTGAAGAACAGTTTCCTAATGATGTGGACTCTGATGAATCTGGTGAGTCTTCCACTGAGTCTGATGAATCTAACTTTGGTGAGGATTCTTCTTCTTATGGTGGAACCGCTGGTGGTGCTTCTGATGAAGAGACTTCAAAGACTCAAAGATCCTTTGATGAGGAACTGAAAGATCTCAACGGTAATGTTCATTTTCATGAAACCACTTATATTGAAGTTCCTGAAATTTATATTGATAAGGTAGTTGTTGATTATAAAACCCTTCACAATCATATCAATCAAGCTTGGACTGAAGAGATGTCTCGTAGGGATCCTAAGTATTGGGACAATGTGTTTACACATGCTGATTCTGAATATAAAAAATATAAAGCTTCTGCTCAGAAAGAAGTCAACTATCTGGTAAAAGAGTTTGAATGTAAGAAGTCTGCAGACTCTTATGCTCGTTCTTCAGTCGCTCGTACTGGTGTTCTTGATACCACCAAACTTCATACTTACAAATACAATGAAGATCTTTTCCGTAAGGTTTCTGTGATTCCTGATGGTAAAAATCATGGTTTGATTTTCGTTCTGGATTGGAGTGGTTCCATGTCGGATTATCTTCTCGATACTGTTAAACAACTTTTCAATCTTGTTTGGTTCTGTAAGAAAGTTCAAATTCCTTTTGAAGTTTATGCTTTTACCTACGATTTCCCTGATCGTATTCTGGACTCCGAACTGGAGGAAACCCCTGAAAAATATCAGCGTAAACATGGAATGATTTCAATTCATAAACATTTTCATCTTTTGAATTTCTTCTCTTCTCGTTCCAATTCTCGGGATTTGGAAACTCATCTTCTGAATATTTGGAGGATTGCTCATCGTCATGATCGTAGTTCTTATTCAAACTACAACATTCCTATGGGGCTTGATTTGAGTGGAACTCCTTTGGATGAGTCGATTATTTGTCTTCATAAAATTATCCCCCAGTTTAAGAATCAAAATAAACTTCAAAAAGTTAATGTCGTAATTCTGACTGATGGTGAAGCAAATGGTATGGCTTTTGATGTCAACATCACTCGGGATCCAAACAATACCTATCTTGGACACAATCGTTGTGGCCCTTATACTGCTCTTCGTGATCGTAAGACGGGACATGTTTATCGGAACTTTGATTGGAGTTCCACTAAGAACTGCATGACAACTATTCTTCTGGAAAATCTTAAACACAATTTTCCTGAAGTTAATCTGATTGGATTCCGTATTCTTTCTGGATATGAATTCAATGGATTCTGTCGAAGAAACTATATTGATAATAAAATTATTGAAAAGTGGAAGAAAGAAAAGTCAGTTGAATTTAATGACTTTGGTTATGATGCTCTTTATGCAGTATCTGCAACTAATCTTTCAAAGAGTTCTGAGTTTGATGTTGAAGACGAAGCTTCTGATGCTCAAATTGGTAAAGCATTTCGTAAGATGTTGAAGAACAAAGGAACCAATAAAAAAGTCCTGTCTTCCTTTGCGTCTCTTGTGTCGTAACCACTTTTCAAACCGTCCACTGGGAGGAGATTTCCTCCCAATATCCCTTATAATTACTACATGCCAAACAAATTCATCATGCCTCGTAAGTCTTCTTTTGAAATTTCCGATCTTCAAGATCGTTATGGTACAACTATCACTACCGAAAATATTCGTGAATATTGTGCCGAAACTGGTATTTCTTATCCCACTGTGACTAAACGACTCGATTCTTTTAAAGTGAGTCGTGGTGTTTGGAATCTTACTGTTCAAGAAAAACTTGAACAAACCTATCAAGCTCCTTCTGTGGAACCTACTATTCAACAAAACTTGATTCCTAGTAAAGATGATAACTTCGTCAGCTTTGGTAATTTCAGTGATCTTAAGAAGATTCTTTCTTCTCGTATTTTCTATCCTGTCTTCATCACTGGCCTTTCTGGCAATGGAAAAACTTTCAGTGTTGAACAAGCTTGTGCTCAACTTGGCCGTGAGTTGATTCGTGTCAACATCACAATCGAAACCGATGAAGACGATCTTATCGGTGGATTCCGTCTTATCAACGGTGAAACTGTTTGGCATAATGGCCCAGTCATCGAAGCCCTTGAGCGCGGTGCGGTTCTTCTGCTTGACGAAATTGACTTGGCTTCCAACAAAATTCTTTGCCTTCAATCGGTTCTAGAAGGTAATGGTGTCTTTCTGAAAAAGATTGGTAAGTATGTCAAACCTGCTTCAGGATTCACTGTAGTTGCTACTGCAAACACCAAGGGTAAGGGTTCTGATGATGGGCGATTCATCGGCACCAATGTTCTCAACGAAGCATTCCTTGAACGATTTGCTCTGACTTTTGAACAAGAGTATCCTACTCAAAAGACTGAACAAAAAATCCTTGAGAAAATGATGACTTCTCTGGGTAAAGATGACTTGGAGTTCTGTGAGAAGCTTTCTTCTTGGGCTGATATCATCCGTAAGACTTTCAAGGATGGTGGTATTGATGAAGTGATTTCTACTCGCCGTCTCACTCACATCATCCGTGCTTACTCTATCTTTGGTAAGCGTATGAAAGCGATTCAAGTTTGTGTGAATCGTTTTGATGATGAAACCAAGACTTCTTTCCTTGAACTGTATGATAAAATTGATGCTACAGTTAATCAAGAAGAGGTTGACGAATCAGCCTCATCCTGATATAATTGGGGAAGGTAATTGTGCCTTCCCCTTTACTATGGAAAATGACACTATCGTTTTGAATTTAAAAATGCCTGAATCGCAACATCCTTTTTGGAAATACAATGAGGACAAAACTCTGAAAGAAATTGAACAATATCTTTCAAGTACATATCATGCTCATTATACATCTGAACAATCTAAGACTCAAACCTTAGATTTGATTGAGAGTATTGGTGATGCTGAACCTTTTACTCGTTCAAATGCAATTAAATATCTTTCTCGATTTGGTAAGAAGAATGGTAAGTCAAAACTTGACATTCTGAAAGCAATTCACTATTGTATTCTTCTTTATCACTTCGCTGGACTTCATAATGAAAATAAGGGCACCTATGAAACTTTCTGAAAAAACCATTTCGATTCTGAAGAACTTCTCTTCAATCAACCAGTCTCTTCTGTTCAAGACTGGAAACCAACTTCGTACTATCTCAGTGATGAAGAATATTCTTGCGTCTGCTGAGATTGATGAAGAGTTGCCAAAAGAGTTTGGTATCTATGATTTGAATCAATTCCTGAATGGTTTGTCTCTGCACCATAATGCTGAACTAGATTTCAGTGCAGATTCTTATGTGACGATTAAAGAAGGTTCTCGTCGTACTAAGTATTATTATTCGGATCCCAATGTAATCATTAGTCCACCTGAAAAAGAACTGACTCTTCCTAGTGAAGACATCTGTTTTGAACTTGATTCCGATCAACTGAATCAACTTCTCAAAGCTGCTGCAGTCTATCAGGTTCCCGATCTTTGTGCCATTGGTGATGGGACTAAGATTTGTCTTATGGTTCGTGATAGGAAGAATGAAACCTCTAACGAATATTCGATTGAGGTTGGAGAAACTTCTGATGTCTTTACGATGAACTTCAAGGTTGAGAACATCAAAATCATCCCTGGTAAGTATGAGGTTGTAATTTCCAAGTCTAATATTTCACGATTCGTTAACACTCAAATGGGTGTGACTTATCATATCGCTCTTGAACCTGATTCTACTTTTGGTTGATGGAATTTCTTCTTTATTTGACTCCTGTTGGGCGTGAAATTCTGACAGGGGTAATGTTGAAAAATTTTAAGGTGCAAGAGAATGCACCTATTTGCAAAAAACATAAAAACTTGTTTGGGTACAGTAAGTCTCCAGACTTTATCATTTGTTTAGACAACATTAAAAATACTATCAGCCCTGTTTGGTATTATGTTAATGAAACTGTATATCATGAAGCAGTTCATGTTGTACAGTCATGCAGACAAAAACCAATCGGTGTCAGAAACATATTTTTAACTCCCGAAAAACTTCAGGATGTGGTAAACTCTACTCAGACTTCTGGATCCTCAAGTGTCTATGAGGTTGAAGCTTACTATCTGGAAGATAAACCAGAAGAAGTAAATCGTTATTTGAAAAAGTATTGTTTTTGATTATGCGTGAAGATTTCCTGTGGGTTGAAAAATATCGCC